AAGCCACAATACCACCAGTTCCAAAGTAGTTTTCTGGTTCTGCACGTTCTTGATTTATTGCGGCTACGGTGCTATCTTTAATCGACGGCTGAGCTTGAGCTGCAGGAGCCTGCTGCGCCATTTGCGCATTCTGCATTTGCCCAGATTGTTTAATTTTTTGTAACGCATTTAACGCAGTAAATGGGTCGATCTGTGGGTTGTGGCCGAGCAACGCTTGCTCTAGCATTTGAGGATTGCTCTTATATCTTTCAGCGTATATTAGTGACTGATCCATTATGCCTCCTGCAACTTACGTAGTGCAATACCACCGAGACCATGACTATTGACATGCCCGCCTTTGGCAAACAATTTAGATAAACCTGCTGCGCCTAACCCCAAAGAGGCAACAGTTTGCGCTGTACTAGGCGGCGCTTGATAAACCGAACTCGCCGTTTGGCTTGTAGGTAAACCCCGAATAATGTCCGACATGAACCCCATTTGTTGGTATGGATAGTTTTGCGCATTTTGGTAATTTTGGTACTGAGTGTTTAAGATGTTTTGAGCTTGCTGTTGCTGCTGAGTACCCGCTGCGTTTTGCAACTGATTGATGTCGACATTTTGGGAGAACTGTTGATTACCTAGATTGCCCAAAGTACTAGCTGATTGTAGAGCAGTATTTAAACCCTGCAAACCTAAATTAGCACCAAATTGGCCCTGTTGCGCGTTGAGTTGTGCGGCGTTAAGAGTCTGCCCTTGCTCAGCGTTAAATTGATTTTGGGCATTGTTATAAGCCGTGTTGTAGCCTTGACCAATTAAGTTTTGGTTAGCAAGTTGATTGTTTAGCCCAGTAGCTGCAGCTTGTACGCCAGCCCGTGAACCACCGAAAGCCCCTGCCTGTGTAGCTTGAGCGTTTTGAGTTTGCTGCGCTGCGCCTTGTAACTGCTGTTGTATAGCCAACTGAGGGGCAAGAGATGCTTGCAAATACGGATTCATGTAGGCTTGCGCCATGCCCGGACTTGTAAAACTCTGGTTCTGATACGGGTTATATGTGTATTGGGTGTTTAATGCGCCAAGTCCAGCTTGCCCTGCTATAGCCGTGCCCTGTTGTTGCTGGGGCGCAGTTTGCATCAATGCCGCATTTTGGAATGCTTGGTTTTGCAGTGGGGAGAACTGTGCGTTTTGAGCCCCCTGATACTGCATATAGGGCATGTTCATAGGGTCGGTATACGACGCCGCATTAGCAAGTAGATCCTGCGCAAATGGCGCAACTTCTGGCGCGAAGCCATAGTTATATTGTGTAACCGCCGTTGGGTTGGTACTGCTAGGTGTGTCTGCCATGATTTATCCTTATGCGGGAAGGTGTTTAGCAGCCTTGGTATCGGTTGCTACTTTATTTTTACCAATTGTCTTACCACGAGATTTTTGAATTCTGTCCATCATGGCGTATAGTTGCCTTGCACCAGCGTCAGTAGAACCATTTCCTAGTTCAGAAACTATTCGTGCAGGAACCACAAACTCACCATCAGCAAGCCGAGCAGGTTGTTTATGACCAATAGTAGCAGGTATCGAATCGGATACCCCATCGCCCGGGCCACGTAGTAGACGTCCACCATCTGAATAGCCTCCAAGGTTAAACCCGCCATCAGCCATACCGCCGTGAGCCATACCCATTAAACCGCCTGTAGCATATTGGGGATTTAACATACGCTGAAATTCATTTTCACTGCTAGCAACTAAGCTACCATTAGAGTCATAATATTTTCCATTGGCTATGTAGAAACCAGGGTATGCGGTTAATTGTGTTCCCGTAGTTCCATCGGGCAAGTTCATTGTTTTACCCGTAGTTCCAGAAGTACTTGCCGTTGTACCCACACCAGAAGTTGAACTTGTTTCTTTATAGTTGGGGTTAAGCATAGGCTTACCCGTATTTGGATCAAAAATAATTCTTTGTTGTGAAGTACCTGTTGCCGCTGCTGGGTAATATGGTTTTGCAACCATGCCATCTGGTGTTACAGGCATCGTAGGAACTGCAGAAGTTTTACCTGTTAGGTAGTCATAAGCCTGTTTAGTTCCACCAGATAGTTGGTTGTATTTGGCATTAAACTCATCCATTGAAGACACAGTCGGCGAAAGGTAACCTGTGCTACCACCACCTTTTGTGTACGCATTGATAACATCGTTCATGCCTGTAAACCCACCTGCAGGTCTACCGGGAATGTTTGGGTTCTGACTAATTGTCCCGTTAGGATTAACGAATGCGTTGTTACCGCCGACGCCGATAGGCAATGCAGATGCTGGCGCAATAGCAATAGACGTGGGTGTAGTTACATTAGTTGTTGTATGACTTGTTGGGTTAACTAACGTAGTCGGCGTGGGTGTAGGGGTAGGAGTAGGGGTAGGTGTAACTGTCGGCGTCACTGCTTTGGGTACAGTTGAATATTTACCATTTGGGTTAACTTGGTTATAAAGCGCCTGTATCTGATCCGCAGACATATTGACAGCTTTACCCATCGTGGCAGGGTCTACATTAAACGCATCCATTTCCTTGGCAATTTGCGTATCGGCGGGTATATTAGTAGCTGAATTAGGGCCACCAACTGTATTTTGCGCAGTTACAACCGCGTTTCTAATGTCCGTAAGAGCACCCGTTGTAGGGTTTGCACCCAAACCTTTATCAAAGGTAGAAACGTCAGCCGCTGCTGGGCTTAATAAATTACTAACAGCATATGGGTTATTTGTAGATTTTAGATATGCGGCATACGCCGCAGGATCCATGTGTGCTTGGGATAGCGCTGCGTTGACCGCATTGGGATTTGACAAATCAATACCACTTGTTTGGATGTAATTGGTGACTTGGTCAGGTGTGTAAGATGTGTAATTAGGTAAAGCAGCTTGGGCCGCCGTTGCTGCTGGGCTTCCGTTAACATATAGACCTGGAGTTGCAGTAGCACCATCAGCATTATTAATTGCCATTTGGCCTGCTTGAGCAGGTGTAGACGCACCCATAGACTTATCAAGAGCCGCTAATCCAGCAGGCACATAACCCGCAGCAGCTACCGCAGCAGGGTCGGCATGGAATTGTTCTGTAGCCGCAGCTACATTGGCATTGGGGTTAGCCGCAAAATAATCTTGAATCTGTTGAGGTGTATACGATGTGTATCCACCGTCGTCAAAATGCTTAACCTCACCACCTTTAGCAAGTCCAAAAATAGATGGATCAGCTTTATTAATTTGATCTTGGCGTGTACCTGTATACTGGTTGGCAGGAACTTTGCTTATGTCATACACTTGATGTGTATAAGGGTTGACCATCTTGGTTTGAATATACGCAGTGGGGCTGGTACCGGGCATCGACACAGTCGGCTGAGACATTGTAGCCATAGGAGCAAGGGCAGCCAAGCCCATTTTTGCTGCGCTCATCCCGCCACCCATTGATTTAATTGCAGCGGAAGGATTATCGTATGCTGATTCAACACCGGTACCTAAAGTACTAAGTCCAGTTGGAACCGTGCCCGTATACCCGGGAACTGAGGCGGCAGCGTCAGCCGTTAAATTTGCGCCCTCAACACCAAAACCTGCATTTTGTGCAGCTAGCATAGCAGCTTGAGAACCCGCCCCAGAAGCAGCACCTTCACCTAGAGTGCTAGCGGTAAGCTCAGGACTTGCAGCACCTAAATTCATTAACCCACTAGTAATACCTGCACCACCATAAGCACCTAAACCTGCCATTAGACCTTTTTCAAGATTACCTGTTTTAGCAGCCCCAAGAAGACCAACTCCACCACCAATAACTGCGGCATTGCTCAAACCCGCCATACCAATATCTGCGCCTAAAGACATACCGCCTGTCATGTAAGCCAACCCTGCGCCTACAATTGTAGGAAGCAATTTATCTAATAGGCCAGCTTCGGGTAAACCCGTATGTGGGTTGGTTGGTAACTGAGGTATGCCATGTTGTTGGGCTAATTTTTGAAGCGAACCCACCTCCTGCGCGCTCATGTGCACAAGCATTTTGTCGTTACCACGACCTTGCTGAGCTAAGTGTTGTGCTATGTTTTGGAGACTCATATTTGCCTCATAAATAAGTTAGAGTTTATCATATCAGCCTACTTTCCAGTTAGTACCGTTAGAGTAGACAGGCACAGTTGTTGTGCCCCCGCCAGCGACAGTAGAACCAAAAGTGGTTACTGAGGAATCCGATACAAATGTTCTTGTTCCTGCATTCGATGAAGACGCAGTCGGCAAAGTTGCAACTGTATAAATTGTTGTATTTGTAATATACGCGCTTGTTAGTACGGTCAAAACAGAGTTTAATTGATTAAAAAATAAACGTAAAGTATTAGTAAGCTTTTCTTGATAGTTAACATCATATTCTATCGGCGCTAACGGCAGATTAGGAGCTGCGGGATTAATTGGTTTCGTTGCCATTATCTACGCCCATCCGGTCTAATTTCAAAACGCGGTGCGCCGAGCTGCCAAGTTGTGCCGACTTGGTTAGATTCCATCTTGAATATAAACTGACGACCCCTGATGCGGGTATACACATACCCAGTAAAAGTCTCAGGGTTACCATTGATGTCGACGCTATATACAGGATTAGGACTTGTTTGATTGGTAGAGATGCCTGACCCTGAGTTTATTAGCGATTGAATGGTCATCGTTGTAGTCGGCGATGTTGCAGTTGAATTTTCAAACGTTAAGTCAGGCAGTACCTTAGAAATAAATGCAAAATGATCCCCGTCCCCAATATCAAATTCAGAAGAAGATATATAAGCGTCAATAGCTGTGGCAGTTCCCGTTTCATTATTGTCAAGACCACTTTCTTGGTTACACAAATAGCCGTTGTAGGTTGCACCAATTGGATTAGATTGAAGCGTAGTATCCAGCCAAGCAGTCCTGCCTATAGAGCCGTAATACCATGTTTTTTCAATGTAGTTATAAACAACATAGCTATTAACTTGTTCGCTAGTACCTGATACGTAGAACCACCAGACTTCATTAAAGCCTTCTACCGTACTACAGTAGACTTGTTGGTTTTGTTGCTGGTTAATGTTTTGAAATATGTATCGACGTAGATCACAATTAAGCGTCTGTACCCGACCATCGTACATATAGAACTTATCCACACCCATCCAGTACACAACACCGGAAGCAAGCGTAGCCGAATTGGGGCCAATAATAGATGTGTTTTCACTGAGCAACTGCACGCCCCAAACATACGGAGGGCCAAGATACTGCAGTGAATAAACTGCTTGGTCTGTAAGAGTCACAATCTCTTGGCGGGTTTGGACAGTAGTAACTATCTGTGAGCCGTGGGATAAGCGCACATCGCCTGCTTGATTGGTAATATCTGGATACCATACCAACGGATTTTGCTGGTCAGACCAACGAATAAGCAGGGGATCTAAATAAGTTTGGCCAATTGGGTTAGTGCCAAAAACAAGCACGAAGTTCGACGCGTCTGAAATCTGAAGTACATTCTGGTACAACGGCACGTCCATGAGGAGCGCTATAGACTGCACGCCCGACTGTGAACCGCTGGTATTAATGGGGGAACCATTTATTGTCGTAGCTAGATTAAACGACGTGCCTGATAAATTGACAACGTAATATGTGGTACTAGTTGATAAGCCAGTCGGCAGAGCCCCAGTCGTGCCTAGCTGAATAGAACTGTTGTTGGTTAAAGTGACTAAGGATGTCACAACTGCTGGAGATGCTATCGTAATAGTAACCGTGCCACCTGTGGTGTTAAGCGCCACACCCCTAGTACTAACTCCGCTTGAAGCTGTCCAATAATAAATCCCACCACCACGGGGGCCAAAAATCAAGTTTTCGCCAAAATTAAAAGCATTCCATATCTGCAGATTATTCTTAACGGTTTGGCCTGTACCCCAAGGCCCAAGACCCCAAGCACCCGCACCCCAACCATTGAACGGCGTTTGTGTAGCAGGGCCAGTATTGACTTGGAATGCAGCTACGACAGAGCTACCACCGCCAGTTGTTGTGGACGTTGCGTTTGATCCCGCATTGATAGTAAAAGTGTTATTTGTTGGTGTGGAAACAATTTGATATTGGCCATTGATCATCAAGCCGTCAACTGCCGTAGCACCACTAAAAGTCACAAAGTCATTGATGAAAGCGCCGTTTGCTGTGGCCGTAACCGTAACTATGGGCGAATTAAGTACCGTAGCAAAGGGGTTTGTACCCAACGTTACCGTTGATCTAATGGGGGTTATATCAAAATAGCTTGTGCCGTAAGTGAGGTAGTACTTTAAGTTTGTGCCTACGCCGACTAGGTTAAGATTAGCAAGCGTAATCCAATTCCATAAAGAACGGCAAACACCTAAAAATGTATTGACCGAATACTGCGTCCAACCACCTATTTTTTCCGGGCTACCTTGGCGAAACCGCACCCACTGGCTTTCATACCACCCGCCTTCAGTAAAGAAACGAGTGTTCTCCCGATTAATTCCCGGCTTAAAGGTGATTTTTTGTATGACGCCCATAGATTAAGCATATTTCCTTGTACCCATTTTATCAATGATAAGCGCCATCCGTCTAGGCTTATCGCCTTCTTTATTTGGGATGGATATGTGCGTCCAGCGATCAAACTCACGGATTACTTGGTCGTAGTCTAGCTGGGATGCTATGATTTTTTGAACGACCTCATTTGGAGTCATATCGGGTACACGAAAATCGCATGCGCAGCCCACCCTATGCTGGCTGGAATCTTTTGAGCCGACTGCGTCATTCAAGGCCTTTGACCGAAACGCGCTGTTAACCATGATCGGCACGTCGCCCAGCACGAACTTAACCTGCTCCAGAAATTGGGCAAGGCGGTAAAGATTATGGGTTTCATCTGCATTTGGTATGTTCTCCAAGTTTCTGTGATCTGTGTGTGTCAGCTCTTCGAGCGAAAAGTGTTTGGTTAATTGGGTCATTTCGGGTCACTTTGTAGGTGTTGAGTTGTGGATCATTGTGTCCTTGGCTTGTGAACCACTGGACGATCCAAAGTAAAACGAAAGGACTAACATCAACGCACCATCAAGCGTACCCAGCACACGGGCAATCAACTCACGCATGGACGGGTCAATAATATGGGTCAATAGAAAATACTGCACTGCCGACCATGCCACCACAATCATGATAGAAAGAATGGGCGGTATAAAGCTATTGGTGCTGATTTGCATTTGACGCGCACTTGTGCGGTCTGCTACAGCCAACTTCTCAAAGTCTAGCCCCATCTCTTGCGCTCTGGCTTTTAGGGCAATCTCAGCGGTTTGGAGTGAAGCAATCTGGTCGGCGGTCATCTTGCCAGAGTTAATCGTGTTCTGCACTTCACTAGGGTCAACCCCTATGGCTTTAGAAACTGCCTCAACCGCCATGCCAGCGAGCGGGCCAGCTAAACAGGTAGCCAATGTAGGGCAAATTGATTCAATCCAGCTCATAATATCCCCTTACTGCGTTGATAGTCTAGATGAACACCATACATGAGTACGGCGAAAACAAATAGCCATGTAACCAAGCCCGTAGCCAAAGCCACTCTAATCTTCCACTTGTCAATAAATTGTCTGCGTTTAAGCGCAACCAGCTCGCGGGCTTTTTTTCTTCACGCTCGATTTTTTCTCGCTCTTTTCGCACAATTTCGCGCATTTCTGTGAATTTTGACCAAAGACCGGGCATTCCAACCTGATATATGATCATCTCACGAAGTTCAGTTTCCATCTGCTCAATCTGTTGTTGGCGCAAAATTCTGTTCATCGCCTCTTCATTGATACTGATATTCTTGGGCAGCGGGTTCTTCTTGGCTTCTTTCTCAGCTTCCTTGAACGACTCTTGATGGGTAAAGAACGCACCAAGGTGACTGCCAATATCATTGACAATATCACCGACTTCTTTGCCATCTTTCTTGAAGTCTTGGTATAGATCAATGCACTCACGAATCCCTGCGTGAGCTGCTTTACACGCCGCAAAGATGGTGATTGGATCCATTATTTTTTCTTCAGACCTTTGAGTGTCTCAGCCAAACGCGCACGCTGCCCCTCTTTCCCGGGTTTTTTTGCAGCGGCGGCTAGCTTCTTTGCAGGAATCGTCTTACCAGCAGGTACACCCAATTCTTTTTTTAAAGCACCGGGTTTTTTAATTGCGTTTTGAATCCAATTTTTAGCCATGATTAAACTCCAAAGAACTTGTGGAAGAACTGCGCCGCTACACCGGGGCCAAACATGACCATTGCCATCACAGCATAGATCAAGAATTCAATCTTGGTCATGCGCCTCTCCCCTTCTTTTAAGGATTGGGCAATCTGCTGATAGCGTTGGTCACATACGGCAACGTGAACGGCTAGGTCTTTTTCGGTGTCGCTCATGTCACCAAGTTCCATGCCTTGGTCTCCTCATCCCACACATAACGCTTGGGTGCGTCTGGTGTTCCGACATCAGTTGGGTATGGCACTGGTGAATCCCATAGACAAGTTGACTCATTCAAGACCCAAGATGCAAATGGCTTGGGAGGAATAAAAGCATCTCGCTGAGCGTCATAGGTGTATCCAAGGCCAGCGTAATTTTTACGAAATGGAGTGCCACCATTGGTGTGAACACCGCCTTGAGTGTTGTAACTGGTTTGTTTCCAATTTCCACCTATGAGACGCTGACAAAAGGCCAATCCAATAGATTCCATGTGATTGCCTTGAGCATCAGCCGTGTCAGCGTCTGCCACCACAATCACTTGAGTGACTATGTTGTTTGAATCAATTCTTGCAAAATGTGCCATCATCTTCCCCCTAATTCTTTAATCTGTTCGTCAGTCCAAATGGTGTTGATTGATTCTTCAAAAGCCTTAATCTTTTCCATTGTTGCGTCTATTTCTTCCCATGTTGGGCATGGTCTTGGGTCTTCCCATTGAGTAATGTTGCGGTTGCTGATCTGCCACTTAGCACCTGGTCTAAGTAGCTGAAAGGCAGTTTCTATGCCATAAAGTTGATAGATTTTTACCATGACAAAATTACAATTCCTGATCCACCACTACCACCTTTACCAAATCCGGGATAACCACCACCACCACCACCTCCACCACCGCCTAAATTGGTAGTTCCATTGGTTGCAGTATTACTCGGTAAACTTCCACTTCCACCCCCACCAGAACCACCTGTTCCAATCGTTCCAGCATTGTTTGCTCCACCACCACCTCCTCCAGCGTAAGTTACGCTTGAACCAGATATGGTATTGGACAATCCATTTCCACCATTTCCAGCACCTGATTGTGTTTCATTTCCACCTACTGCACCCGCACCGCCACCTCCACCACCACCGGCATTATTTGGTGCTGAATTACTTCCATTGCCACCAGCATTACCTTGACCTGACGGAGAAGCAGAGCCAGCTGCTCCATTGTTGTAATTTCCACCACCACCAGAACCGCCACTTAAACCATTTACATTTGTATTGCTACCGCCACCACCACCGCCATAAGATGTAATACTAGAAAACACAGAATTGCTACCATTCACCCCTTGTGCTGTGTAGTCTGTTTGTGATCCAGCACCACCACCTCCAACTGTGATGCTATATGTATTTCCAGCAGTAACACTTAATCCTGATCCAGATAAATAACCTCCAGCACCACCTCCTCCAGCTCCCAAAGCACCTCCACCACCTCCACCAGCAACCACCAAGTAATTAACACTTGATACGCCTGTGGGTGCAGTCCATGAACCTGAACCAGTAAATATTGCTGTTCTTGTTGTGCTTGGTACTAAATAAGAAATGATGACTACACCAGAACCGCCATTACCACCACCATTAAGAGCATTATTTGCGTTGTAACCACCGCCACCGCCACCGCCACCTAGGTTAGCAGTTCCAGCACCAGGAGCAACTGGAGTGCTTAAATTAGTACCACCCGCTCCACCGCCACCAGTACCACCTGAAGAAGCGGATATATTTAATTGTCCAGTACCACCACCGCCACCACCAGCATAAGTAACACTTGAGCCACTTATGGTATTTGCTGTGCCATTTCCACCATTTCCACCATTATATGGAGCTGATGTTGTGCCATTAGAACCAACTGCACCAGCACCGCCACCTCCACCTCCAGATTGATCGTTTGATTGAGCGCCTGTACCGCCATTATTTCCTTGCCCTGATGTACCTGAACCACCAGTTGTACTTGTTCCACCACCACCAGAACCGCCAGTTCCTCCAGTATGCGCATAAAGTCCAGAGCCACCATAACCACCGCCTACAGCACCTGTGCTTCCATTTACTAATGAACCAAATGTAGAATTTGTGCCTTGAGTTCCATTATTAGCTGATGTATTACCAGCGCCACCATTACCACCAGCACCGACAGTTATTGTGTAAGTTGTTCCGGCAGTAACTGATAAAGATGTACCAGCTAAATATCCTCCAGCGCCACCACCACCACCAACATAATTTCCACCACCGCCACCACCAGCAACAACCAAATAATTGACGCTAGTAACACCAGCAGGTGCAGTCCAACTGCTAGTTGAATTAAATTGCTGAATTACTGTTGAATAAGTAACCGCTTTTGTAGCCCCACTAAAGAAAAAATTAGGTGCGCCAAACATATTATGCAAACGCCTGTGCGTAAGTGCCATACCAAACAGAGTTAATACATACAAATGAAAGTATGTCTAAGCCTGTGGAAGCAGTTGTTGTGATTGTGGGTGCAGTGCCCCCCGGCCATTTAACACCTGTAAATGTCGCTGTGCGTGATCCTGTCCCGTCTTGAATCAATTTAACAATAAACGATGTGCCTGACGTTGCCGTGGGCATGGTAAACGTACAGTTACCAGTCAATGTGTAGCTAAGAACAGTTCCTGATGCCAATGACAAAGTAACTGCTGTACCTGAATTAGTAATTGATGGTGCAGTTTCTAAATATGCTGTAATTGTAGGATTTGTAAGCGTTTTGTTAGTTAACGTCTGACTAGAACCAAGATTTACTAATGTGTCTGTTGCCGCAGGAAATGTATAGGAATAAGCACCAGACACTACAAATGTAGATGCATAGTTTCCTGATATTGTGATTGTGCTTGCGGCGTTATT